GGAGTTGGGTTGCTATAAACAACGGTGAAAAGTAGGCTTCCATCGAGAGTTGTGCTAACAGTTGGCGAATCATATGTTGGAGCTGATGGGTCTGGCTCAACTTCATTCACGCCTTTCAGCTCTGTGCCGGATGAGTCAATCTCTGGGAACGAGAACTGCTCGCGAACGATAGGATTCACTTCGCCAGGCTGATAGACGGTGTAGGTAGACCCTTGGAATGTTGCCAGAGCTGAATCAGAGAACCTGAATTGCGTCAGGTCGTAATACCCAAGCCCGATATTGAAATAGTGAGTAAGAACCTTCTTGTTGTTGACGTATTCCAGCAAAGCCTCTCCAATCAAGTCTGGATACGCTCTAACTTTACCGTAGATATCAGGTCTCTGACTGTAAAGGCGAGCTGTGTTTGTCTGGCCTGTGAACTCGGTGTTCCCTGACGACTTGCCAGACCTGTCACCAATATTCCCCATCGCCCTGCGAGATAATACGAAAGAAACGGCGGATGCAGCAATAGCAACCCCGATAGCAATGGTGATTGGGTCGAAGCCTTGCGGTCTGACGCAGATTGTTAGCACGTCTCCATCATTCGGCTTTGCATTGCAATCGAACTTGCGATTTTTGATGCGCTTCCCGTTGAGATTAACGGTGGTGAAATCAGGATCTAAAAGTTGTGGATGGGCTGACAGTATGTTTTCAGCCCATGTTTTTGATGTGTAAAGAGGTTGGCGAATCTTCTTGAGGGGTGTGTCGATTATCAACATGTCGATAGAATTCCAGTCTGTGAGTGCGCATTACGCCCATTCTATCGCATTGAACGCGCGTTTTTCTGGCGTGAATGATTAGCTCTCCACCACCAGCAACAATACCAACGTGGCGAGGCTCACCCGAGTGATCGAATGCCATGAATACCACTCCAGCTTCTTTCTTGTCGCAAGGCTGCCATGCGCCAGATTGAATTTCATGCTCGAATCCTCCAGCAATGTCGTCATCGTAGGTGTTATCAAGCTCAACACCAAGCACGTCTCGATGGTAGCGCGCAACAAGAGCCCAGCAGTCAATGCCTGACTCGTCGTTACCTCTAACGCGATATGGCCTGCCAACCCAGTGGCTGATAAATGCCTCTTCTGTCATAGGCTTTCCAATCCACTCCACTCGTCTATTCTGTAGATGCGAGACACGCCACGAGTCATTGTGTTGACCTTTTCTATTTTGAAGCTGATGCTATCAACTGACATAGAAACGCCCTCATTGCTCAAATCAAGCTCATAGCTGAACATTGGTTTAGTCAGGTCTGAGTCAGACCAGTGAGACATTACAACCTTCACCGGCTCCTTGATGCGCATGAATGGAGGGATGCTGCGAATGGTTCGCTGCACTATGTCTCCTACAATTGGGCGTGCCATTGCGAAGCTGGCCTCCGGCTGTGACTCACCATCAATTTTTGGGTATTGCACCTCGACATAGCAAGGCGTGTATTCGTTGCCAAGCAGGGTGATTGGGTCGTACTGGTTCGCCACAATGCGAATGGTCTCAATGGATGAGTGCCTAAACTCGATGGTGTCAAACTCCATAACCGGAGCCTTTGTTGTCCATATGGTTGCGTTATCTGGCATCACGCCTCCGGTAGTTGCTGGTTCATAACCAAATCAAACAGGCTGCGCTGCGCGAAGAACTCAGAGTTAACCAAATCCTCATGGTCAAACCACCATTGCGGAATTGGCACTTTGCGAGCGATAGCCGTCGCTTGGTAACTGAAAACGTTATGCGCTTCTTGAGTCTGCGCGAATGTATCAGGCGTTAGCTGTAGCGTGTGAAGCAGCTTGCCGAACTCTGTATCTATCTCAAGCTGAAACTGATTGCGGCCCATCGCTAGGCCGCTTGCGCTCACGCTGTAAAACCAAGTCTGAAACTGAGCTGCTTGGTCGCGGGTCATTCGCCAAGTCAGGTCATAAGTCACTGGCGCGTCATTGTTCAAGCGCTTGACGTATCCCGGCCCTCGCAATGGCTGCACTAGCTGGAATGTCTGCGCCTGAGTGCGACTGATGCTGATGAGCGGCTTTGGCACTGTCGGCGGATATGGAACTATTGCCATGATGAATCCTCGTTTGTTGCTGACATTTTACCACGCATCACTGAGCCTTCCATTTCGTGGCAGTCGAGGATGCCAATGCCCTGCCAACGCCGCCTCGCCGCTGGCTGATCTGTTTTGCCACCTCTCCGATAATCACATCTAGCTGCTTACCATCCATTGACGTTTTGGTCTGCACATTCTCGCCAGAGTAGTTGTGAACCTGAACGCTTTGGCTGAATCCGCCGCCGCCAATTTGGTCGTTAGGAATCACCTTGCCGCCATCACCTGGAATCATGAAGTTTTTGCCGCCGGACTGGAAAATCTCAGGCGCACCACCCTCACCAACGCGGTACATCTTGCCTGCGTCTACTGGGCCGCCGAACTCGCGAGCACCGCCGTAGTTTACCCCAGCAATGCCAGATGCGATCTGCCCTCCAAGCGCAACAGCCTGAGCTATTGCCGGGAAGTTTGCAGGCCACGGCAACGCTGATGCGTTAGCGATTGCTGTCTGGAGCTGCAATGCTGCGTTAGCAATGGCAAAGCCCTTGCTGATGGCAAACAGCGCCTTGTATGCGCCAGACTGCTCACCCGCGAAAGCACCAGTCAAATCAGCCATGCCACCAAAGAAATCTGATGACGCACTCAATATCATTGAGTTTCTGTAAAGCTCGATTGCTGCCCGCTCATCTGCGGCCTGCTTGATGATGTTGTTTTTGGTGGTCTCAAACTCTTGCAGGCTGATTAGCTCAAGGTTGCGATACTCCTCCAGCTTGGCAATCTTCGCCTGTTCCTCAATGTCAATCTGTTCAAGTGGTGATGCTGCGTCGAATGCGGCTTGCTCAACGAATCGTCCAGCCTCCTTGCGCTTGCCTTCAATCTCTGCTTGTTTGCGCTTCTGCTCGTTAAGGTCAAATAGAGCGCCCGCAAGCTGCTTGGCCTGTTCAATCTGGGGAGTAAGCAGCCGCAAGCTCTGCCGCCTCTTTTGCCAATCCTTGAGTTGACAAACCAGCAATCGAAAGCTGCTGCGCCATCTTCTTGAGTGAGTTTTCGTTTGACTGGTATTGGCCTTGAAGGCGTTTTTGCGAAGACTCTGCTTGTGACGCTGCCTTTCTTGCTGCCGCCTCCGACTCTCTCTTTTGCTTGTCAAGTTCAGATAATCGCTGACTTTCGTTAACCATCGCTGTTGCAGCATTCTCAATCGCCTTTCCTTCCGCGCTTGCTGCGTCCACCCCAGCCCTGCGCTGGGCAATTGCGGTTGCCCTTTGTGCCTCGTTAAGGCCCATGATTCTTGTCTCAAACTCAAGGTCTGAAACAATTTCTTGAGTTGCTTTGCGAGACGCCTCTGCGGCATCAACGTTGCCATACATGGCATTTGTCAGGCGCTCAATGTTGGCAACCAACTGGTTAACTACGTCAGATTGAGCCTCCTGCTCGGCTCGCGCCTCCGCCAGCTTTACGGCATAAACACCAGCGGTAAGGCCGGATTGCTTCTGCGCAGCCTCCATGCGCTGAACTTTTTCCGTGGTCTTGATTAGGGCTTGCTGCTGGTCGTTAAGCTCAACGTTTGCCTTGTTAATGGCGTCCTCAAGTTGCGACTTGCCTAGGCTGTCTGCCTTCTTTGCCAGCTCCTCTATTGACTCTCCAGCCGTGCCGGATGCGGTCGCCATGCCAAGCAATGCCGATCCAACAGCAATAATTGCACCGACAATCGCACCGGTTGGGCCGAACACCGATGCAACCTGCGAACCCTGCTGCCCAAGAATAACCAGTGCCGAGGTTCCCATCTGCGCCTGTACGGCGATGTCTTGAAGCTGGAAAGCCGCGCATTCCAGTTGTTGCCTGTCCGACTCCCTTTGCTGTGGCCGTCAGATTAGTATTTAGCTTTGCCGATGCTGCGGCAGCAGAGTTCATTTCTGTTTCTAATGCGCCAACAGCTTTCTCCGCCTGCCTTGCCTGCGTCACGGCCTTGGCCGTATCGACATCAACGGTGTAAATCAACTCGCCTGCGCTAGTAGCCATTATTTAGCCCCTTTCTTTTTCTCGATGTCGCGCATTAGCGCCATGTAGGTTTCTTTGTTCAT